CCGGTAATGCGTTAGGTAATATGCTAGATATTAATACCGATGTTCCAATGATAGACGGTTCTTTTAAAAAGTTAGCAGACATAAAAGATGGTGATAAAATTATAGGCTCTGATGGTAAGGCTACTACAGTTTTAAAAGCTCATGAAATCAAACTCCCTAAAACAGCCTATAAAATGAGTTTTAGTAACGGTTCTATCATAAATTCTGGAGGAGAGCATTTATGGACAGTTAAAGTGTACGGTACTTCCCATAAACTTCGTGAATGGACCACATTAGATACGGATACCATATTTGAACATATAAGAAAAGGTAGAAGAGTTGTAATCCCAAGAATAAAACAGATTAAGTCTGGAGTACCAACAGGCAATAGTATCGATCCTTATGTTTTAGGGTACTGGTTAGGGGATGGCAATAGCCATTCAGCTCGCATCACTACTGAGGATAAAGAAGTATTAAAGTTCTTTGATAAGGCTGGCTACGTATGTATAAAAGTCAAAGATAATAGTAAAACCGGCAATGCAAATATGTACGATGTTTATAAGAAAGGATGTAAACCTAAACGCAATGAAAAAACAGGCCAATATGAAAGTTCTGGCTCCCTTCATAGCGAGTTAAGAGAATTAGGTGTACACGCTAGGTATGGTGGTAAAAAACATATTCCTGAAGAGTACTTTACTGCCACCTACGAAGAGAAAATGGAGTTGATAAGAGGGTTAATGGATAGCGATGGTTTTGCACACTCTGGTAGTTTTGTGCAATTTGGTCAAGCAGAAGGGCAGTTAAAAGAGGATTTTATACGGCTCTTAAAGACATTAGGTCTTGATGTAAGTATACGTGTAAAAACAAGTGAACAAATTAATAAGCAGAAAGAAAAACATGTTGATAAGAAAGACTACCTCAATATAAAAAGTAATAAAGATTTTTATGAAATTGGGTTTTGTCCCTTTGACGTTCCGTTTAAATTGACTAGAAAAGTAAAAAAATGGAAAAAACCTAAGTATAAAAATACGGTACGTTTAAAAGAAATGGAGATTATAAATAAAGTCCCTATGAGATGTTTGACAGTAGACAGTCCCGATAAACTTTATGCTGTAACAAACAAGTATACACTTACTCATAACACTGCCACTGGGGCTAGAGCTGCTATGGATGCTACTAGTATGCGTAAGTTGAACCTAATTAGAAATATAGCAGAGAACTTAGTTAAGCCACTAATGAGAAAATGGATGGCATATAATGCAGAGTTCCTGGATGAAGAAGAAATTGTACGAGTTACTAATGATGAATATGTACCGATTAGAAAAGATGACTTAGAAGGTAAGATTGATATTGATATTAGTATTAGTACTGTTGAAGATAACAACGCAAAAGCACAACAACTGAGCTTTATGCTTCAAACTATTGGGAATAGTATGGGTAGTGAGTTAATGCAAATAATACTAAGTGACATTGCTAGGTTGCAGAAGATGCCTGAACTTGCACAGAAAATAGAAACATACCAGCCAAAGCAGGACCCAATTCAAGAACAAATGAGACAGTTAGAAGTGCAGAAGATGCAAGCAGAAATTGGTAGATTACAAGCACAAATAGAAGACTTACAAGCTAAAGCTGGAGAGAATGAGATAGATGCCCAGTTGAAACAAGCTAAGGCGCAGTTAGAACAGGCCAAAGCACAGAAACTAATGAGTGATAAAGATTTAACAGACTTGAAATTTGTTAAAGAGAACATGGATGTAGACCATCAAAATAAACTGGAATTAGAAGAGTTAAGAGGCAAATTAAACTTGCTTAGCATGCAACTACAAAAACAAGCAGGGGATAACCAAATAGGCGTATATGGAGGATGATATGACGGTATTGGATAGAGCGGCAAACGTAGAAAAGATTAAACAGTTGGCTAAGATTGGTGAGCAAGCGTTGAAACAACAGGAACAAGCTAAGATAGCCCAAGCAGTGGATGAAGCACATACGTTAGGTATCGATGATGGGTTAGCATCTGCACAAAGATACTTGAGTAAACAGCAAGCATATAAGTTAGGATACTATAGGCCAGAATCTGAGTATAGTACGGAAGAAGTAATGCAAGCTAAACAAAGATTAGGTAGAATGCCAGATGTAAGAGACTTACAGGAAATAAGAAGATTGAAGCAGTTACAACAGATGGGTATTCCAGCCGATGAGAACGGGTTAGCAGTTAAAGCAATAAAAGGAGAATAGATGGAAGAACAAGGACTAGCGCAACAAGCAGCAGGCGGGATGCCACAAGGTATGAGTAGAGAAGAGATGATGCAATTAGTACAACAAGTAGCTGAATTGCTAAAACAAGGAGTAAGCCCAGAACAGCTGATGCAGAAAGGTGTGCCAGAAGAAATCATAGATATGGCAATGCAGATGGTAGGAGCTCCAGATGTCGATACTGACGCTGGTAACATACCTATGGCGATGCAAGGTGAAAAAGGATTAGCAGCTTCTGCTGTTTAAGGTTAATTTAAGGTACTGTTAAGATTAGTTATAATATAATTATGGCAAGTTTAACAGCTCCGCAATGAGCGTAAACTAATATCACAAGAAAAGGAATCATGAATATGATCACCCAAGCAGCAAATAACGTAGACCCACAAGAACAAGAGTACCTCTATTGGAGAGGCCTAAAAGAAGCTCTAGAGAGACTAGAACAAAATGAGGATTTTAACAAAGTAATCCTTGAAGGGTATTTCAGAGATAAGGCAGTAAATGGAGTAAGCTTGTTAGCATCCCCGCAAATCAAGGCACAAGGGAAACGGGCAGATATTATGGAAGCACTAGTAGCTATCAGTCAGTTGGAAGACTACTTCTTGACAATCAAAGCGTTGGGAGAAGACATCCCAGAAGATGATGAAGATGAAGAGTCTGAAGGGGAGTAATAGATGGCTATAGATGAAGATGCACTATACGACATGTCGGATGAGGAGCTTGAAGCAGCATACAAAGCTGCACAAGCCGAAGAAGACAATGCGGAATTAAATACCGAAGAAGTAAACGATGAACCTCAAGAAGAGGAAATCATCGATACTGAAGAAGAGGTAGAGGATGAGTTGGAACAACCTGATGTAGACCAGGACTCCGACGATAATGCTGAGACAGAGGAAGAAGATTCAGAAGATGAGTCTGATGAGCCAGAGGACGAATCTGATGAGCCTGACGAGGAACAGACAGACGAGTCTAATGACAACTCAGAAGATGAAACAGAAGAATCAACTGAACCTGTACAACCAGAACCGAAGAAGCATAAGTTTAAGGCTAATGGCTTAGAGTACGAATTTACGGATCAAGAAATCGTAGAACAGTTTCCACGTGTATTTGGTCAAGCTATGGACTATACACGGAAAATGCAAAAGATTAAACCGTATCGTCAAATGATAGATGCTATTGAGCAAGCGGGTCTTCAGAAAGAAGATTTGAACTTGGCTATTGACGTTCTGAAGGGTAACAAAGATGCTATCGGAGAACTACTAAAGAGAACAGGCATTGACGCTCTCGATTTAGATGTTGAAGAAAGTAACTATGTGCCGAAGGATTATGGTCGGGACGAGACTACGCTCGCACTAGAAGACGTTATTAGCGAAATCAGTGCGGATCCTGAATATCAGAGAACACAGACAGTGCTTGGTCGTGAATGGGATGATGCATCTTGGAATGAGATGTCAACTAAACCAGAAATGATTAAAGCACTGCATGTGGATGTAAAAACTGGTGTGTTTGATAAGGTGCAACCTATAGCAGCTAAATTGAAAGTATACGATGGTGGACGCAGGTCTGATCTCGATTACTACAAAGAAGCAGCTAAGGTATACTTCGCTCAAGTAGAAGAAGAACAACTAGCTCAACAACGAGCGGCACAAGCTGAAGCGGAAGCTAAACGGGCTAGGGAAGAAGAACTGCGTAGAGCACAGGCTGAAAAAGCTAAAAGAGAAACTGTTAAAAAGACAGCGGTGAAAAAACGAAAGGCTGCTCCAACTAATGTAGGTGGAGGAACAAGACAGACTGGTGTTACCGATTATTTGGACGAGTCTGACGAAGAGTTTGAAAAATGGTATGCTAGTCTGCAAGAGAAGTACTAAAGGGTACTTCTCCTATTGCAAATAGACAAAGGACAAAATTATGGCAATGAATGTTTACGGGAATGGTACTAACAGTACTGCAGGTGCGAATACTATTACGCATTTTTATGACAGAGCCGGTATTAAAGCGGCTAACAGAACTAATGTTTATGGACAGTTTGCTGATAGAAAATCTATGCCCACTAAAATGGGTAAGGCGTTCAAGATTAGTAAATGGTTGCATATGTATGACAGAGCACTCTCTGATACAGAGTTTGAAGCAAAAGGTTACTTGACAGCTAGAGATGCTGCTGCAGTATCTGCTGAACTTGCTGATGCTGCTCTTGCAGAAGGTGCTGGTAGAGTTAACACTCGTTCTCTACAGAAAGTTACATACGAGACTAGTCTTGCTAGATATGGTGAAATGATTGAGTATACTGATGAGGTAGAGCTCTTCTCTGAAGACTATATCCAGACTCGCTATCGTGAAGAGCTAGGTGAACTTGCTAACTCTCGTGTAGAAGATTTGATCCAGCTTGATATGCTTGCTACTCCAACTGTAATGTTTAGTGGTACAGCTACTAGTAAAGCTACTGTTGGTGGTGATGCTGTTGCGGATGGTTCAACTGACGATGTTTGTAAAGTTAGCTATGACCTAATTCGTAAAGGTGTTAGAAAGCTTGTTAGAAACAGAGCTAAGAAAAACACTTCTATTGTTACAGGTTCTACTAAGATTGGTACTACTCCAGTAGCTAAGTCTTACTACGCTATCGTAGGTGCTGATGTTAAAGCGGACCTTGAGACACTTACTCGTGGTACTGGTTACGAGAAAGAGTATGTATATGTTCCAGTTGAGAAGTATGCTGCTGCTGCTAACCTTGCCGAAGGTGAAGTAGGTAAGATGCATGAAGTAAGATTCATCGAGTCTGAAGCTGCTGTTGTTTATCGTGGTGCAGGTGCGGAGGTGCCTACTGGCTATACTGGTTCACTTCAGAACAATGGTACTAACTTCGATGTATTCCCTATCCTATTCCCTACTGAAGGTGCATTTGCAACTGTAGGACTCAAAGGTAAAGGTAAGATCAAGTTTAACGCTAAGTCTCCTGCAGATGTTGATAATGTCAACGTTTATGGAAACCAAGGGTTCTTCTCTTACAACATGTGGTATGCTGGTATCATCCTTCAGCCAGAAAGACTACTCGCTATCTACGTTGCAGCTAGCAAGTAATATTAACCCCTCCTGGGGTTAACCCTCCAACACCCTTACGAATTAATGTATAAATCAAAAAAACTATGCTATAATGTTGCAGAGTAAAATCTAAAAAACCACAGAAGGAATTAGAATGGCAAAACTCGATGAGTTAAAGCAAGAAGCGAAAGAACTAGGTATTAAGTTCAGTCCAAACATTAGTGAAGGTAAACTTCAAGAAAAGATTGAAGAGCACTACGAGGCGCTTGAAAGAGCTGCTATAGAAGAAGAGAAAAAAGAAGAAATGACAGTTGACGAAATTGTCAAGGATAAGGCTGCTAAAGCTCGTACTATGGGCGAACTTGCAAGAGAAGCTGAACGTAAAGCTAGAGAGACTAAGATTGTAACTATCGTTGACAATGATCAACGAGAGAACAACCATACTACAAGTGTTACTGTAAACTGTGGTAATGAGTACTTTGATCTAGGTCAGATTATACTTCCCTTGAATACTCCGGTTGAAGTAATGCAAGGTCATTTAGATGTACTAAAAGAGTTGGAAATTCCAATGCATGTTAAAGACCCTAAAACTAATCTGAGTAAAGTAGTTATGCGTAAACGTTACTCTATTACGGAAGAAGATAAGCTAATCAAGTAGTTATATAGAGCCTATTGCGATGGGCTCTGTTATGACTATAAGGAGAGTATATGCCACAACAATCATATGTTAAAGAGAAAGTAGCTAAGTTATCTGTTGAGGAATACTATAAGAAGCTTATGAAAGCTTCAATGGATAAAGATAGTATATATATTCATGCTAAAGAGACTATGCAGGCGTTCTTTGAGGATAGTAATATGACTGATCCAGAGAAAGCTGGTATACTAAGTGGTATGTTGACTCAAATGGTTGGCAGTATTACCGCTAATGCGATGAGTACAGCACTAGCCGCAGCTAAAGAGGATAGGGATGCTCCGTATCAGTTGACTGACATGAGAGAATCAACACTATTGAAG